ACAAATCAAACGCCTTGGCTATCAGATTATCTTGGATCGCTGGCGTGGTCGCGACGGTGTAGATGCGATTGCGGTCTCGGAACTCGCGGCCCTCTGCATTCTTCCAGTAGCCGTCTACTTGGCCATGATCTGTATAGCCGCCAACGGTTTTCAGGACATACTCCCGAAAGAAAGCGTGCGCCTTCTCATAGCTGTCTCGGTTATTGGTGTAAACCGGCAGGGTGAATTGATAGAGGTTCATTCTAATCTCCAATCCGAGCCTAAGTGCTCGCATATCCCGCCCGGGTCTCTCCAGGCGGGATGAGCCAGCCTTAGTCGGTCAGATAGGCCTTGGCGAAAGCCACAGCGCACACCTTCTCGTAGTCAGCCAAGGCCGGGTCGCACACCTTCTTGTGCTCAGTCCGGGCTAGGCCGCGCACCTTCTGGTAGTCAGTCCAGGCCAGGTCGCGCACCTTACCGTAGTCAGCTAAGGCCTGATCGCACACCTTCTTGTACTCAGCCAAGGCCGGGTCGCGCACCTTTTTGTACTCAGCCAAGGCTAGGGCGCACACCTTCTCGTAGTCAGCCAAGGCTAGGGCGCACACTTTCTTGTACTCAGCCAAGGCCGGGGCGCACACTTTCTTGTACTCAGCCAAGGCCGGGGCGCTAAGAAGGTGATCAGCAGCCCAATCCCACTTGAAGTCCTTGGCGACCCTTCGGGCCAAGGCAACCGAGACTTTCACCTCATCGCCGAATTTCTCCATGAACAAAGTGCGTTGCGGAGAGCACGCTTCGCCGAGTTGAGACAGCTTGATCGTTTTAGGCATATCTTCCTCCAAATCGAGCTAGGTTGCTCGGTAGTGGCCTAGAGATTTCACCCTAGGCCACGGCCCAACACCTAGGTGGCTTCGTCAAACTGGGTGATGTCCGCGGCGTGGCGATCCTTGCCGCAGGCCTTGTAGGCGATCGCCTTGGCCAGCGCCCTGTTCACTTCAACCCGGTCGACCATGGCTTAGTCTCCCGTGTTTGAGCCCTAGTGCTCAACACTGCCGCTGGCGGACCAGCGGCAGGCTTGAACGCTAGGCTTAGAAGAACAGGCTGTAGAAGTAGACCGCGAGGCAAGCCGCCCCAGCCAGGCTTATCGCCGCTATGATCAGGTTTCCGACCAGAAAGCTTTCCTTGGACATGTGCAGTCTCCTTATCCCGCTGGGCCGTTCCCTACCCCGGCTCCGTGAGGTAGTCAACCATATAATCTCGTGATCAACCCTCAGCTTACATATGTAATCTCGTGATCGACCCTCGGATTACATATGTAAGAAGACCGGGGCATGCCCGGCGGCTACCCCCAGAGCTTGATTGTCAAGAATTATGCTACCAATTGAAATCTCACGCGGATTTGTTAAAAAGCCTTATGGTCAAGCTGATCACGAAACGCCGCCGTGGCCGACCTGAAACACACCGGCCGAGACGAGAGAAATCAGATGTGATCGAGCGTGATCAATTGACAGAAACCCGGCATTACTATAACTTCATATAGACTACCCATTATAACTCCGCATAGAGAAAGACAACCAAAGGTGGTAAAGTTGCATTCTGTAGAAGAAAACGACTTCGGCCCGAAGATGCAAGCGCTGACCAATTTGCAGCGCGGATTTGTCCTGGCGAAGCTCCAGAACCCGAACGGCACCGACATAGAAGCAGCCCTGGCGGCGGGTGTCACAGGAAAGACCGCGGCGTCAGTTCGAACCAGCGCTCACTACCTGTCGCACAACCCGAAAGTCCTGGAGGCGATCAAGGAGCAGGCCGAGCGTATGCTCCATAGCGGAGCGATCCTGGCCGCGGGCGTCATCATAGAAATCGCCACGGACCCGATGCACAAGGACCGTCTGAAAGCAGCTGATCGTTTGCTAGGCATGGCTGGCCTCGGTATCGTGACGGAGCACCGCGTTACGGTGACCCACCAGAGCGACGCGGAGAAGATCGCTGAGATCAAGAAGTTGACCGAACGCCTGGGATTTGATAAGACCCAGACCAGGGCGCTTCTGGGTAGCGCAGGAGTAGTCGATGCGGAATTCGTTGAGGTGGCCCCGGCTACCGCGGCGCTCGACGCGGAATGGAGTGTTTAAGTTCATGGCCAGAGAACCGATACCCAAGCTTGTGAGCAAGTTGCGTTTCTTGTGCAAGGACCATCCACTGAACGCGCAGGCGCTGAAAGATGCGGCTAACCTGATCCTGTTCACGAACAAGAGCCTGGGGACGCCACAAGAGCGTTGGGAACTGACTGGTGCGTATCACAAGGGGGCACGTCTCCACCATTACCTGACCGGGAAGGTCTGGTTGGGTGAAGAGAAGGGTGCCGAAAATGCTTGATCCTTTGACCGACCACGTCTTGGCTTTCTTCGCTGGTATCGTGCTTGGTTATTTTGCGGTACGGCTGACCCGTGGCAAATAAGGAACTCGACCGGGTAATCGCGGAACTGCGGGCGCTCGATGAGCGCAAGCGGTTCAACCGCATGGAGTACTTCAAGCCATATCCCAAGCAGGTCGAGTTCTTCGGCGAGAGCTTGGGACACCGGGAAACGATGCTCCTTGGAGGCAATCAGATCGGCAAGACTGAGTGCGGCGGCTTCGCAACTACGTGTCACATGACTGGACGCTACCCAGACTGGTGGCCTGGCAAGAGGTTCACAGAACCGACCACAGGTTGGATATGCGGCGAGACAAGCGTGGCCGTGCGCGACATTCAACAGGCGAAGCTATGCGGGCCGCCGGGTGTGGACGACATGTTCGGCACCGGACTGATACCGCGGGAACTCTTTGTGGATCGACCGTCCCTGTCGCGCGGTGTGACCGACGCTTACGACACCATTCAGGTGAGGCATGTCAGTGGAGGCATCTCGACGGCCCAGTTCAAATCCTATGAGCAGGGTCGCCGGAAGTTCCAGGGCACTACCAAGAACTGGATATGGTCGGACGAAGAAGCGCCTATGGATATCTACACCGAGATGCTGGCGCGGATCACGGCCACGCAGGGTATCATCTATTGCACGCTAACGCCGCTGGAAGGCCGAACTGAACTCGTCTTGCACTATCTGGAAGAACCGAGCGCTGACCGCTCCTACACCATGATGAGTTTGTATGAGGCTGAGCACATATCGCCGGATGATTACCAGAGTATCATCAGCGGCTATCCGGCCCACCAACGAGAAGCCCGTATCCGCGGCATCCCTGTCCTTGGCCAAGGTCGTGTTTTTCCCTATCCCCAGGAATTGATTTCTGAAGCGCCGCTCGAATATATCCCGCGTCACTGGTTCAAGTTATGGGGGACGGACTTCGGGATTGGACACCCATTTGGCGCGGTGCTTGTCCTCTGGGACAAGGACAACGACGTGATCCACGTCCACCACACGATCAGGATCAAGGCGCTCCCCGGTATGCCTGGCGGTCTGCCGATCAATCACGCCAAGGCCATGAAGGCTATCGGAGCCGCGGTTCCGGTCGCGTGGCCACACGACGGAGCGCAGCGAGACAAGGGTTCGGGTATCACGGTCGCGGCGCAGTATCGCAAGGAAGGTTTGCTTATGCTGCCCAAGCACGCCACCTTCATTGATGGCGGTTACTCGACCGAGGCTGGCGTTCTGGAGATGGATGATCGGATGCAGTCCGGCCGTCTAAAGGTCGCAGCCCACCTCGCTGACTGGTTCCAGGAATACAACAACTATCACCGCAAGGACGGCCTGATCGTCAAGGTGGATGACGACCTACTTTCCGCAACACGCATTGCGATCATGGACAAGCGCCATGCTCGCCTGGTGGAACTGGGTAGTGCTACACCAGACCGCTCACAAACCACCATGGCTAAGGGGATCGAGTTCGACCTCTTCGGTGGCGGGGCAGAAGGCGGGGAGCGCAACTCCGGCCACCGGGATAATCAGGGCCGTCCGCTGTACACCACGCCCACCTCTGAGGGCTTCTTCCATCACCGCAGATATGAGGATTGACATGGGGCCGCCATACTAGTAGATTGCGGATTGTCCCTCCTGGACAGGAACCCCTAGTCGCCCCTGAAGGGCGAGGATTGGTGCCAGGCGCTTCGGCGCAGCCTCCCCGTGGGTTCATGCCCGGCGGGTGCGGGTCTTCCTGGGACTTCCGCCGCCCGGTTACCTCCTCGCCGGGCGGCGGTTTTTATATCCATTGACGCCTGATCACATTCGTATTACTCTGGCTTTCCTTTAAGTTGGGGTAGGCACATGCACATCGTCATCCTCGTGATTATTGCGTTTCTGAATGGCGTAGGCCATGACCCGGTGACTTTTGTGCGAGCCGAGCCGTCCGCTGCGGTCTGCAAGGCGGATGTGGCTGAACTCAGCCCTAAGATTGCGGGCGATCCTTCAGTCGCGGCCTACGTAATCCAGTGCGGCACTATCGATGTTGAGGCGACGCCGGGAACCCCGACCTAATGCCTTCCTCCAAGAATGCCCTCGTCCCTGGCGCGGCGTCCGCTGATCTCGGCCTCGGGATGGGTGATGACCTGAAGAACCAGATGGAAGCTGAAGTCGCGCAGCGCAAGAAGAAGGCGGGCCAGATTGCCGGACAAGACCAGGGCCAGGGCATCTACAATCCGCAAGGGTTGTCGGCCGCGGCTACGTCTCTCGGCCTTACACCATATCTCGGAAGGTAGTATGGACGTACGCGAAATCACGATTGAAGATGTGGCTGCCAATCTGACCACTTTATCTCACTGGCTGATGCTTCCTGAAAATAACAAGCCGCTCAAGGATGCGGCGGGCAATGTGCTAATCGCTAATCCGAACATCAGCGGTCAACTTTTGCTTCTCTTCTTTGGAACGCAGCGAGCCTAATGGATAACCAAGCCTCTGCTTTACTGCCGTATGTCACTCGTATTCAAACGCCCTACGAGGAAGAAGTCGTACGTCAGTGCTTGCAAGAGTTTGAGCAGATGGTCACGTGGCGTAACACCTTCTCATCTCAGTGGGAAGAAGTCGCGTCTGTCCTGGCCCCCAATAGTGTCAACACTTTTTTCTATGGCGCTTACAACTTCCCTGGCCAGAAGAAGACCTATCAGCAGATCGATGCTTCCGGGATGCTAGCTAACCACCGCTTCGCCGCGATCATGGACAGTTTGCTGACCCCGCGTAACCAGAAATGGCATGGCCTCTGCTCTAACGATCCCGATCTTATGAAGGACCGGCAGACGAAACTCTGGTATGAGCAAGTGGTCAACCGGCTATTCAAACTGCGTTATGCCCCTATCGCCAATTTCGCTTCTCAGAACAACCAGAACTTCGAGGGTCTCGGCGCATTCGGAACCGCGGCGATGTTCGTGGACCAGGCATATGATGAGGCAGGATATCCTATCCGGGCTTTGCGCTACCGCGCGATCCCGTTGGGAGAACTGTTTATCCGGGAGAACCACCAGGGTTTGGTGGACGGCTTTAATCGTTGGTTCCGCTTGGATGCGCGCCAATGCCTTCTGATGTTTGGGCCAGAGAATTTCCCTGAAGCATTGCGTTCCGCACTAGATCAGCAGTCGCAGCAGAAGTTCAACTTCATCCAAACGGTTCATCCGCGCCATGACTACGACGCGGGCAAACTGAATGCGAAGGGGAAGAAGTTCGCATCGTATTACATCTCCATCGAAGGCCGCTGTCTTCTGAGTGAAGGTGGTTACAACACTCTGCCCATGGCGATCAGTCGCTACGTCCAGGCTCCAGGCGAAGTGTATGGCCGTAGCCCGGCGATGATGGTCCTCCCGGCGCTCAAGACCTTGAATGCTCAGAAGGCTACCTTCCTGAAGCAGGGACATCGCGCCGCGGACCCGGTGCTACTCACCGCGGACGACGGCATTCTCGACATGAGCCTACGTCCCGGAGCATTGAATAAGGGCGGTGTCTCGGCCGATGGCCGTGCGCTCGTGCAAATCCTTCCGA